AATAGTAAATGTAGTCAGGGCTGGTTAACGCCATGATTAAACTAACTAAAGTAATAAGTGGCTATATGCCACCCGAATCAGGACCATTCGAGTGTGAGTATTGTCATTACTTTGATGGTAAGCATGACTGTGAATTAGTAGAAGGTGATATTGAACCTGATGGATGTTGTAATCTATTTACTGAATCGGGTAAAGCTGGTAAACCCGAGGAGGAATTAGAAGATGAACATGAACAAATTGAACTAGAGGATGAATGAGTTTCGATAAAGGTTTTTGGAAACCAAATCGAAAGCAAGAACAATTTCTTGCATTACCTACTTCTATCTTTGAGGGATTGTATGGAGGAGGTAACGCTTCTGGTAAATCTGACGTTCTACTAATCTACGGACTAATTCATCGATGGCATGAGAATGCTAAATTCAAACAAGTATTCATGCGTAGAACTTATCCTGAATTACGTAATGAAATAGTGCCGCGAAGCCGAGAAATTTATCCAAAGTTTGGAGCAGTATTCAATAAGACTGATATGACGTGGACTTTTCCACGTTCAGATGAATATGGTGGGACTGGACAAAGAACTGGTGCAATGATATTTCTCGCACATTGCGAGGAGGAGAATGATGTTCACAAATACGATTCAATGGAAATCAACTTGTTCACTCCTGACGAACTCACAACTTTCACCGAATTTATTTACCTATATATTGGCTTTACTCGTGTTCGAACATCTGACTCCAATCTACCAGCAATTATTAGAGCTGCAGGAATGCCGGGAGGAATTGGGCATACATTTACCAAAAAGAGATTTGTAGCGCCCTATCCTGATGGTGGTAGGATTATTATCGGGAAAGGTGGAGTAAAGCGAATTTATATTCATTCCACCGTTGCCGATAATCCTCATGCTGACCCTGAATATACAAAGAGATTAGATGGAATACCAAATGAAGCTGAAAGAAAGGCGAGGAAATTTGGAGATTGGGACGCATATCAAGGACAAGTATTTGATGAATTCCGTGATAAGCATTATCCTGATGAACCAGATAATGCACTACATGTAATTTCACCATTTGAAATTCCTGAATGGTGGCCTAAATTTATTATTGGTGATTGGGGTTTTGCTGCTATGACCTACATCGGGTTCTATGCAGTAAGTCCATCAAAACGCATTTATCTCTATCGAGAACTCTATTGGTTAAAAACCAAGATTGAAGAATGGGCACCAGTAGTTCGAGATTTAAAAGATAAGGAGAAGCCTAGAGTCATTAAGTTCTGTCGCTCTGCCAATCAAGATAGAGGACAAGAACATACGATTCAGCAACAAATTGAATCTGCACTCGGATGTCCAATTGAACTTTCTTCTAATACACCGGGAAGTCGTATTGCCGGCAAAATGCTTATCCACGAATATCTCCGATGGAGAACAAGACCCACTATCCCTCAGTCCGATATGCCACAGTATTCAGAGGAATACGCAATGTGGCTGTTACGTAATAAAGGGCTTGAAATCTACAAAGATTACTTAAAACTATTTGACCCTATTGAACCTGAAGAAAATATTCCTAAGCTTCAGATATTCTGTTGCGAGGAACATATTCATGAAGGACATCCTTACTGCTGTCCAACTATGATTGATACTATTAAGGCATGTTCCTATGACAAGAAAACTAGGGATGGGAAGCCTGCTGAAGATGTGGCTGAATTTGAAGGTGATGACCCTTATGACGATTTGCGCTATGCAGTTGATTCGGCTGAGAGGTATTTTGAAACTGCCGTGGCAGAATTCGCGAAGGTTCAGAAACAAGAATCATTAACTAGAGCACTATCACAAACTAATGATTGGACTGCTTTCTATAGAAATATGAGACAGTTGGAAGCTACTAATCCAGAAAATCAACCTATTAGGAGATTCCATCGTGCTCGTCGTAGTTAGACACGGTTCTACCCATCTTAATGGAGCAGGTGGGGATGATAAATTCCGTGGATGGAAAGATGTTCCTCTTTCTATGCATGGAAAATCAGAAGCAATGTCTGCGGCTGATAATCTAAAGAAATTTAATATTCCTATTGAGCATCATTTCACTAGTCCACTAAAACGCGCAGTCCAAACATCTAATCTTATTAGCGATGAAATTGGTGGTAAATTTGAATCAACTGATGGACTAAAGGATTGGAATATTGGTGATTTCGAAGGTAAAGATGTTGCTACTCATCTTAAAGCTATTCATCATTATATTGATAATCCACATGAACCCGTTCCTGGTGGAGAGTCATATAATAGCTTCCTTGGACGAGTCGTTCCGTTCTTGAAGAATTTAGTTGAGAATGATAAAAATGATATGGCAATAACTCATAATCGTGTTACTACTTTACTTCATGCAATGGTTGAAGCAAAAGGTCAGGGAATATCAAAAAAGATTATAAAGAATAAAGGACCAGTAGAACCTGGTGGAATTATGATGATTAATCCTGATTGGTCTATGCAAGTTCTTGATAAGGGCGATAAACACGAGGACTAAAATGTTCATATTAGATTGGTATCAACAACTTCTTGCAATGCGATACGAAGCTCATTATCGCAAGATTCAACTTGAACAACAGTCACATGTCGAAGAAATACCTAAAATTTGTGAATCTTGTGAAACTCTCAAGATGCAATTGGCTATGGTCAATCAGCAGAATGAGAAATTACTTGCGCGTTTGATGGAGAAACCCGAATCTATTCCTGATAGAACTACTGCGCCAAATTTAGTTGCACTACCTCCAAAGAATGTTCCTTGGAGAGTTAGACAACAAATGTTAGAAAATGAAGATAAAGCTAGGGCTGAAGCAATGAAGAAAGCTGCTAAGCCTGATACTGAACAAGAAAAGAAAGAGACTGAGGAATTTGAGAAAGAATTAGAAGATGCCAAGCGAGCTAGAGAAGCGCAACAAACTGCTGGATGATTCCATGCAGAGAGCTATGACGAAAGTCATGGCACAATATCCTGGCACTAAACAAGTAACTGTTTCTCCATCTAGTTCTTCATTAATTACTTCACTAATGATGCCGCGAGGAGCAATGGCAGTAACTAATCCTTTTACTGGTAATATTTCTTATAATCCTGAAGCTATGCAAGGACAAAGTCCTACTGATATGGAACAAACGATAGCGCATGAACTTACTCATGTGCGGCAAACTCAGAATCAACCGTGGTGGAAAACTGCGGCATCATTGTTTGCCCCAGATGAAAAAGTTCCTGCTGGTATAAATCAGAATAGTGTTTGGAATAGTCCATATAATTGGCGTCCAAGAGAAATGGAAGCATTTCAAACTGAACGTGATAGGGCGCAAAAAATGAATATACCGGGTTATTCTGACCCTGTAACTGGTGCTACTGATATTGCACTTCCGTCAATGCGTAAAAAGGGAATCAATACTGGTCCTTCATTTATGAAGTAGTTATGATAGATACAGGTCCTTCTAAGAAATCAAAACTTAGGCGTCATCTTAAAGCAGATATTGCTGATGAGAGTGAAGCTGTTCAAAACTATGGAACTAGACAAACTCAATTAAATAAATATCCTAAACTACGTAATGTAGTAAAAGGAATTCAGCAAGATGAGCGTGGTCACAGGAAGAAGCTACGCAAGATTCATGGTAGGTTAAACTAATGCCTATCAATAAATATTTTAGTGGGCATGGTGATGAAGTAATGTCTAGCATGAAGAAAACATATGGCTCTAAGAAAGCTAAGAATGTTTTCTATGCTACTGCGAATAAGAGAAAACAAAAGGGACTTGATACCGGACCATCTCATTCAGCCAAGAAAAGATTAGGAGTATAAATGGCTGGTAAACAATTTGGCGGAAAAGGTAGTTTTAGTGGTGGTCCAAAAGATAATCAGGACTACTATCCTCGCTCTAAAAAGAGGAAGGATAATCCTAAAGCTACACCTAATCAAAAGAAAATGAAGTCTGGAAATACTATTGATTCTGGTCCATCCAATAGGTTCAGAAAGTTATTTGGAGTAATGTAATGAATATTGGACCTTCATCTGGTTTCATGGGTGGGATGTTCAATAATCCTAATATGCAAGCTGGTCTTGCTAATATGGGAAATAATATGGGTGGAATGATGGGTGGTCAGCCAAATCAGCAAGGTGGATTTGGTGCATTAGCTGGCGCACTAGGTAAAGGAATGGGTAAGAAGTTTGGTCCTAAAAGTAAGCCGGGGACTAATCCTACTGCTGGAATGCCTAATAATCCTTTTAATAAAGTTCAATTTGGAGGACCTACTCCCGGTGGTCCTATTAATACTGGTCCAAGTAATATGAGTCCAATGCAAGGTGGAACTCCAATGCCAATGAATCCTCAACCTATTACTCCTAATGCTCCATCACCTATGTCTCCTCCTTCTTCTATGGGTGGACAACAAGGTGGGGGAATGGGTGGGGGATTGTGGAATCCATTCATGAATCCTAATATGCAAATACAGGGTCCAAATGGTCCTATTAGACAGAATCAGCAACCACCTGGACTTAATTTTCCTGTGATGTATTAAATGCCTAAAGAAAATCCGTTACGACCTGACGAAGAAATTCAGCGACTTTTAAAAGAGGTCGTAACGCACTTTGATAAAGAAGATACTGCTGTGCGCGAACGTCAAATTCGCACATGGCGTAGACTCAAACTATTCTGGGAAGGATTCCAGAAGGCTTGGTATTCTGAAGTAGCACATGATTGGCGTATTTGGAATGAAGAAACTTCTGACTCAAATTCAGACCAATCTTATTATGATAAACCTATCAATATTTTTAGAGCATATCTTGAAAGTATTATTGCTGCTCTCAGCATTACTGTTCCTCCTGTTAAATGCTATCCTGATGATGCTGATAATCCGTTGGATGTATCGACTGCAAAAACAGGAGATAAGATTGCCCAATTGGTTTATCGCCATAATGACGTTATTCTACTTTGGCTTCACGCTCTTTTCATTTTTTGCACTGAAGGAATGGTAGCGTGCTATTCCTATACTAGATGTGATGAAGAATTTGGAACTTACGAGAAGAAAACTGAACAGAGTGAAGAAGAACTACATCAATATACTACTTGTCCAGAATGTGGTTTCCAGATGGATGACCAACTAATGACTCCTCAAATGTTGCAAATGCAGGAACAAATTAAACAGCAATTGCAACAGGAAAGAGATAAATTTAATCCTGGTCAGGATGATGTTACAATTCAGGATTTAATTTCAGAACATGGCGCAAATGTAGATTTGTGCCCATCTTGTATTGTAACATCA